CACGCAACCATAAGAGCCGATTGTGCCCGATGTGCCAAGCGGCTTATCCTTCCAGCGTGGGTCACGTTGCCAGTACAGCGCGCCGTAGTATTTCTCTGTAACAGGCGGCAACGGATTGTCGTCAACTCGCTCCAGCCACGTGGCAGAAGACCACGCTTCCGGTGCAACGCGCCACCAGCCCGTCCCGCTTGTTTCATAGACTGGCACGATAGCCCCACTTTGCAGCCAGTCCGCTTCAGGGCGTTCCAAGCCAGCAGGAGTAAATCGCGTCTTCAGGCGGTTAGGCGGAGTGGTAACTACGCGCGCGTCGAACAACTTTTCTGGTTCAGCAGGAACTTCCCCACCGACCCACTCCGCAAAGTCTGCATCATCGCCATTGAAGCGGTTGGTATCCAGATTGCCAGCGTAGCCCGCAAGCCGTCCGCTTGAAGTAAATTGCCACAACCACCAACTTTGCCAGCCGGTAGGCAACAGCGGGTAAGGGTTGGTCGTGTAATGCGCCACCCACAGTTTGCGGTCATTCAAGTAAACGCCGCCCATAATCGTTGCCCACGCGCCCTTGCTGGTATAGATGCCCATGTCAGGCTGACGCTCTGCATATTCCAGTACGTTCTGCCGATAAAGGCGCGTGCCAGGGCGAGTGTCTTCCACGTCAATCCAGCAGCCGAGCTGCATGTCCTTCAAGCCGACAGCCGCGTTGAACGCGTCCGCCTGCGCCTGAATAGGCTGTGAGCCGATAATGTAGTGGTACGCCCCAACCGGCACGCCCCTGGCGGTGAACTCGGCGTAATGCCGGTCAAACGCCGTGTCCTTCCAGATGCCATAGCACGCGCGGAGTATCACGCCGCTGACATTCGCCGCCAACGTATCATAATTAATGGCAGATGGAGCTTGATAAAAACTTATATCCAGAATTGGCTTCATTTTCTTTTGCCTTTCTTCACGCGCTTTGTTTTAGTTTTGCATGGCATAAGAGACTCCGTTACAAACAAATATAAGTATAAGCGAGATAGATTGTGTCACCAAGCCGATTTTCGAGATAAATTTTACCGTCAGTGTGTGCTGAAACGGTTAATTTGCCATCCGTTCCAGTAGTCCCAGAAAGCGCCCCAGTTCTGGCCTCTATGCTGCCCGAGCTTGCAATAATTGAACAATAAGCCGTTCCTGTCAAAGCGTCAAATGAAATCAGTGCGCCTGTGTTAATTGCCAATGCCCTAATTATCAAAAAGCCCTTGTTACTTGTTGGGACAATATTAGTCGCCTGGTCATCAGTCAGCGCGGGCAATTCAGAATATCGCATGCCAATTGCACTTCTGGCGTCTGTTACGTTTGTGGCTTGTACCAAATCCAGCCCAGTTGCGCCTGGCGTTTTTGAAGCTAATTTGCTGCTATCAGCCGCCTTTGCAGTAATTCCAAGATAAGCAGTATCATGGTTATGAGTCGCGAGTGAAAAATTGGTCGAATCTTTTCCGTCCAGTTTATCGCTATCCGCCGCCTTGCCAGTTGTAAGCAGGTATTGCGGGTGGTCGTTGTCGCTAAGACCTGCAAGTGAGCCGTGATCGGTTACGCCGCCTTCGCCTATCTTTGCGTACACTTCGTCGTGGTTGTGAGCGGGTGGTATTGAGTAGGATTTTGTCATTGTTGTCCTTCCTTAGAATATCGTCGCATCGCCCGTGAGACCATAGCGGTTATAAACAATACGGATAACGGTGTGGTCGTAAGTCCGAGCAGAATAGTTGTTGTATGGCGGTCTGGAACTTGTGGTGTAAATACCAAATTTCCAGGCATCGTTGTAAATGCTGAACAAAGTTGAGGCATCAATCGCTAATTCATAGGCTCTGGACTCGGACATGTTTATCAGAGCAGAAGCGGCACGGTCAGTACCGTTTCCAGTTCCTCCCGCAACGCTCCAGGCGTTTGACCCATTGTAAGTTTGCCAATCCAGTGAATTTGTTACGTTCTTTAGCACTCTGTAGAACGACGTAGTTAATCCGTGCAATCCTGTGCCCGATGAGATTATGAATTTTGCGCTGATAAGGTTACTTAGCGTAACCCGTCTGCTCACAAATTCAGAAAAATCAAAGGTAAAGAAATAGTGGTAATAGTAAGCGTAAGTTGGTTCGCTCACACTTCTCCACCCAATTCGAGGAGTGCTACTACTTCCATTTGGATAAGTAGGATTGGGAGACATGTTCGATCTTGCTACCGTCAAAGCTGACGGTTTTACGTCAAATGTTTCTATCACGCTGGCACTCCTTGTAACACCAGCGTAATGGTGAGACCTTTTGCGCCAGTTCCTGCGGCGGTTACGTTCACGCCGAGAAAATCGTTGGTGGTTGCAGTTTTGTAAGATGCGGCAATCGCTCCACTTGCGGACAATCCAGTTGCGCCAGAAGCAAGAGTCAATGTGGACATCGTACCGCCCTGGTTTGAGAGCACAACGGTTGTGTTTGTACTGCCAGCGACGGCAAGGTTTATCCGCGCATCCACAACGATGAAGTTGTTGAGCGATACCGACCATGGGAATAACCCGCCGTAGTTTGCAACCTCAACCGCATCGAGCGGACTGGTTACTCTAAGCATGACAGTTCGCTTGATCGTGCCTAACTTCGCTTCGGTAACACAACTGTTTGCCAGGTGCGCCGTGTCAATCGAACCATCCACATAGTGCTCACTGTCGATGCTGTCATCGGCGATCTTCGTGCCGTTCACTGCGTCTGCGTCAATCTTTGCGGCTGTCACGGCTGCATCTTTTATCTGCAAGTTCTCCACAACGTCTGCCGCAAGCTGGCTCGCAGTGTGGATGGAAATCTGATTCATTGAGATCAAGACCGTTTTTTGCGCTGGGTCTGATTTCGAAGCGTCGATACCCAGCACCTTGTCGTCAATTGCGGCGACACCAACAAGATTAGGGTGTTCATCTATTCTTTTGATAGTAGGATCAGCCATTTATTTAATTCCCTTCTTCGTGTTCAAGACCAACAATTTCTGTTCCAATCAAGTAACCGCCTGACAGGTCGCTGGTCATCTTTTCAACAATTCCAACTATGTCTTTGCTCCATAGCGAATCTACAACGGCGATATTCCCTAAGCCAACATCCGTGCAGGGGAAAAGCGTTATTTCTTGCTGGTAACGCAGACTTGCATAAGACACCACTCGTGCTAAAACCTCAACGGCGGTTTCCTCTGTCGATGTCTTTACTGACGGCACAAGCGTTGCACTGTCAATTTTCCAAACATTCGCACGAGCACTGTCCGCACCCTCGCTCAACCATTCAAACAACTGTGTTGACTCATGCCACGGCTTTCCAAGAACAAGTGATTGCCCGCCTGGGTTGGGAACGTGTAAGTAAACATGGTTAGCACCAAATTCGAACTCCCCAAAAGTCGTATAGATTGTGCAGTTTGGGTAAGCACCTGAATCGGGGCTAACAATTACATCGCCATTGGTGTTAGCCAGATAGACTAACGAATCACCAACGCCCTCAGCCTGAACGTGCCAATAAGGTTTTGGGTAAACAACGAGATAATCGCCAGGCTCTAAGTAAGCTGAAAATATCTCCTCAACGACCCCTTCGCTTTTGTAATAGTCGTGAGACATGACAGACACGCCAGTAATCTTCTGGTTTAGTTTCAGTTTCTGAGAATCTGTCTTCTCATCATCGGTGATTGTTACATCTCCCGTAGAGTTCGCGACTGGAATCGCGCTCGGTTTGATACTGAGCGTGTAACTCCCTGCTGTGGAAGCGTATGCCCCCGCCGCGAACAACACCTGCTGAAGAGCCTCTCGAAGGGTAATATTTCCTGGTATGTAGCCTTTGAGCAACTTACTTCCAATAGTGGCATCAAGGGTATAGCCGACCCCGATGTACGCCATAATATCGGCAATAATCGCATCTACGCGGGTTGGGTTTTCAAAGAAATTACCAAGATAATTTTTGTTATCCATCATGCCGAGCAAGTCAGAACAGATAATTTCCAACTCACCTTCACGTGGACAATTCCATTCTTCGGTATAGAATCGCCCGACAATTTGCTCGACCCCATCAATTCTTTCACTCACATCTACTACTAAACCAGCAGCCATCGCCTGATAGTACGCACCGTCCGAGAATGGGCTGAACTTTTCTCTCATGGTGCGTCCACCAGCTACATAAGTAACCACTGGCAAAGGCAATGTCCCGCCATTATCAGAAACGTTTACCCAAGTAGTACACAGGTCTGGAGTAGCTACATCGTCATAAGAGAGATAGAGAGCGTTCTTATATATGTCTATATCAGAACTCTCCGCCCTTTTTGACGTTATGCACCAAGCATTGTCGCTGGAAACCCAAACGATGTAATATGATGCGTATATCGACATAACTTGCATAAAACAAGGTTTGCCGTCGTGCAGCGCGTATTGTTGATAGTATCCTCTGACCCCTATCGTTCCTGCTTGCGTCACAAGTACGCGCACATTCTCTCTCGTTGTGTCATCAAGCCACACCCTAACTCTTGCCGTGGAAGCAGGGACTTCGATACTGACGGGGTGAATCTCCTGGATAGTTTCAGCTTCAATTACATCCTTGCCTTGAAACATGATGGTTTCACCCAGGATGTTTAGCTTGATAATCGGGTAAGTAGTTGCCATTTACGCAACCTTAGTCGGTTGTTTGCTAACTACCGACACGGACATTGATTTCCAGTACGTTACGCCGTTCTTAATCCGCAGCATCTCGTTTTGCGGGTTGGCAAAGTAGCCCGTGAACGTATGCGTACCGTCTTCATCCCAGAGCGTGATGGTGTGAAACTCTTCCGCCTCTGTGATTTTCTTCCAGAGCAACTTATACTCTTCTGGAAACTTATAACCGCTGGCAAACTCGATCTCGTAGTTAAAATAAACCCCGATCATCTCGCGGTGAAGGTCTCCGTCTACGGTTCGTTCTGCATATTTATCAAGTGCGTCCGCTTTTATGGTCAGTTTTTTTACAGGAACGACGTACTCTCTATCGTCAATAATAATAGTGTCTTCGCGTACCGGCATTAGGATACCCTCACAGCCTTTGCTAACATAGAACTACCGACGCGGCTGTCCTCGCGTTCAATGTGCGGCTTCAACTGCCTGATTAGTTCTCCCATTGTCCCGCCGAAAGTGATTGTAATATTCTGATTGCCCATCCCGCCCGTTTCTTCACGTACAATTTGACGGATAAGCGATTCTGGCGCCTCTACGTTGGTGCCTGACCTTTGATCCCCAACTACTGCCATAAAAGGCGCGTTAGGCGGGATGACCGCGCCGGTTGCAAGAAGCGGTATTTGTGGCGCACTAACATTTGGCAGGCTTACTCCAAAGTTCTTGCCGCCTAAAAGCGGTACCCAGTCAGGAATTGTAATCTGAATAGTATTCAGGGCATTAACAATGCCATTAATGCCATTAGCAAACCCAATAAGAAGCCCGTTTAATATTCCAATAACACCATTTAGAACGCCTTTGACAAACGTTTCCAGATTTGTGAACGGGCTTTCGACAAACCCCTTTATTTCTTGGAATGCAGTGTCGAAGGCTGTTTTTACCGGAGTAATTACATTGTCTGTGAACCAGGTTGCAACCGTATTCCAAACGAGTTGGGCGTCGTCCCAAGCGCCCGTGATGAATCCCGAAATGCTGCCCCACGCGTCAGAGAAAAAGCCCTTTACCGGTTCTGTCACATTATCATAGAACCAAGTAGAAACTGTTGTCCATACAAGCTCTATATCAGTCCACGTGTCAGTAGCAAAGCCTTTGATATTATCCCAGGCTTCGCTAAACCAGCCTTTTAATGGTGCGATTATTTTTTCGTCGAACCAGCCCTTAGCGGCATTCCAAGCGTCTTCTATGCCCTGTTTTAGCCCATCAATAATATCAGTGCCCTGTTCTGCCATGACAGTAGAGGGCGATGCAATGCCAAATGCCTTTTTGAAGCCATCAATAAACGGCTTGACGATCTTATCTCGGAAAAACTCATAAATGCCAACGGCGGCATTGACGATGCCGTCTAATAAGCCTTGCCAAATATCGCCTCCAGCTTCATCCTTGAAGCCCTCGAAATACTCTTTTACTTTTTCCCAAGCCAGCTTCAGGCTTTCCCAAATAGCCGTACCGAGACCAACGATTATACCAGTGGCTGCCCCGAGAGCTGAACCCAGCAATTCGAACACTCTCGATATAATCCCGCCCCAATCAACGCCTGTAATCCAACCCCAAACATAAGAAATAGCACTTGTTATGCCAGTCCAAATAGTAGTACCGACGTTCTGCCAGTTAGCGTTCTGCAAGAATCCAATAACAGTATCCAGCAGCCCTTTGATGGCATCGCTTATTAATCCGGCGTATTGCCTTCCAATTTGAAGAAAGTTGATGTTTGCAAGGAATGTTTTGACAGAATTAACGACACGGTTGAATCCGTCGGCGGCGTCCGCTCCCATCCGCCTGAAGTCAAAGTTCTGAATAGCTTCGCGCGCTTTTGTAAGCGCACTGATAATTCCGTTCGACAATTGTAATCCGAGCTGTGAAAAGTCTCCCGCCTGGAATGCGTCTTTTATCATGCCTGATATTTTCGCAAGCTTCAATGCCAGCGTGTCTAATTCAGCGTTCAACCCGCCCGCTTCAGCAGGCGATGGTAACCCGCCCCCAGCTTCTCCCCCTCCAGCACCCGCTCCACCGCCGGCCGTATCCTGACTTAGCACATTCAGCTTATCGAAGCTTGCAAGCGCGCCCTTAGCCGCCTTACCGGCCGCTTCAGTGTTTGCCGCCGTATCTCCCATTGCCGCAGCCGCAGCTTCGGCGTTATCCGCCATTGCCGCCTCAGCATCTGCCATGCCGACCGACGTGCCAAATAACAGGTTCATCACTTGCCCGACAATGTTAAACAGTTTCGTGAACCACAAAACAACCTGACTAACAGCCGGTATAATAGCATTCAAAATGGGAATAATGGCATTGCCAACTGCCACTTTCAGGTTCAGGAATGAAGCAGACAATGCCGCCGTTCGTCCGGCATAACTGTTCGTATATTCAGCAGCCGCACCCGCGAAGACGCCTCCTTCACGCATAAAGCCGTTAAATTCTGCTTGCCGCTTTTGTGCCAGTGTCAGGTTGTTTGCGGTCGTTCCAATCTCTTTCGCGTATTCCTGCCACATTTTAGCAACGTTTTTCTGAATACCTACGCTGTCTGTGAGCAGAGAATTTTCCATGCGCAAGCCCATCGTAGCCTTCTCAATGGCTTCTCCCATCGTGAATTGACCTTGCCGGTTGTAGACCGCCGCGTCCTTCATGACGTTCATCATCTGCTCAATTTGTGAGGTGTCGTAGCCGCGCGAGACCATGTTTTTGTAGGCTTCATAAGCACTGGTCATCGGGACTAAGCCGTCGGCGGTATATTGCTGAATGAAGGTTGTAGCTTCTTGCATGGAGCGGTTGTTGGCGTTCATCAGGAATTGCAAGCCTTTGAATTTAGACTCCATCTGAGTCGCGGCTTGCACGCTTGCCTTGCCAAAGTTCGTAATGGCGGCAACGGATAATGCGGCGGCGGCAATTGTCCCGAGCTTGCCAAACATACTTGAAATTGAGCCGATCCCCTTCTGGAATCCGCTTGTGTTTAGTTTAGTGTCAAAAGTTAGATATCCATCAGCCATTATTGCGTGCCCTTTCCGCCGCCTCGAATGCCAGCATGTTCTTATGTTCCTGCCAGGTTATGTCAGCATCTTCAGCACCGGCAATGTAGAACGAATCGCCCATTTCTGCTATTGCTGCGAGCTCTTTTTCGTTGCAATCCCCATCGTAATAGCGTTTGCGCATAGAGCACAATTCGCTAAACGTGGTATCCCGCAAGTCACTAAACAGCGCCCTGAATCTCCACCAGTGCAAGTTGGCAGTGGCAAGGTCAATACCATGCCTCGTTGAAAATGCCGCGTAGATCAACTCCGCGTCTTGCTCATAGCTGTAAGTGCGAATCGGATCCGCGCGTCCGACGGCTTCTTCAAGCGGCTTACCGCCATGCAAGAACCATAAGGCTTGTTCAACCGCCTTCACAAAATCGTCTGGTATTTCAACGAACAGCTTTTGTACCACAAACACAGTTTGCTCAAGCGGAGTCAAATCGCCCTTTTCGAGCTCTACCATGATATCCAGGCAATCCCTATGCCCCCAATTAATGGGATAATCCTCGCCATCAACGGTAAGGGAAGTAGGGAATGCTGAAGTCAGAATACTTGCCATTTATTGCGCTTTTTTTGTGCTACGCGGCTTTTTGAGCGGCTGTCCGAGCTTCTTTTCGATTGTTTCCTGGCTGACACCGTTGATCTTACCCATCACCCAGCTTAGAAATTCTGCCATGAGATCGGGGTCGAAGGCGCGTTCACCGAATAGCTTAGCAGACGCGCCCTTGCCAAAAATGTCATCCAGTTCACCAATAAAGTAATCGGCTATTTCCTGGTTGTAGTCGAGCACGGCTTGCAAGTTCGAAGGCAGCTCCCCTTCAGCCGCCTCGTTCATTTTGTCGAGCTCTTCAGCCTTTTCTGCCATTTCTTTTTGCTTAGTCTGCAAGTCGAGCATAAACTCAGTAATCCGCTTGCGTAGCAGCATGTCATTCGGGTTAAATTCAATAACCTTATTCTCATCGCCGTCAATTGCAACCTTAACTGAGTTAGTCCGTGTAAAAGTTTCCATGCGTCTCCTTACGGCTAACCCTAATCTGGTGTAAACACGCCGGTAACAGGTTCGTATTGACCGAACACGGGATCGCCCTGATGTACCAGTGAGACCGAGATTTTGAGCGGCTTGACCGCCTCGTCACCCATGCTGTTATAAACAACGCTTACTTTGTCCTTTACGGCTTCATAGGTTGTAACATCCTCGGGTGGTTCACCGGCGGTAGTTGCCTCGGTCATGTCAACGGAGAGCAAGTAGGTTTCAGCTTCCGAGCCGATTTTCCGATCCCACATTATGCCGAAAAGGTAAGTGTTGGCATCATCAGAAGAATCGTACAACAAGTCGAACGCGGTTTCGGTTGCAAGCATGGTCACATACTTGGTCTTGACGTCATCGCCAATGTAGGCTTCTTCTTCGATTTCCGGGTTATAGCTTGAAGTCAGCGAAGTAATGCCTTTATTGAGCTGTTTCCAGGTTACTGGAGTAGCAGCCGTTTGAATATAGTGGCGCATTTTAGAGCGCATAATCTTTTCAGTTGCCATGTTTATTGTCCTTTCAGTGTTTACGGATTAGCCGTAAATGACTTATCGCTTAAGTCAAACTTACCTACAATCGGATTGCCCTGGTGGGCAAGCGTGACGCCAATTTTGAGCGGCTTCAAAGCTTCATCGCCCAAGCTGTTATAGATAATATTGACCGTCTCTTTAACTGCCGGATATTTATCAGTGTCGGTCGGTGTAGCAGAGTAGTTGACCGTCACCAGTTCCGAATCCGCAGCCGTGCCAATAGAACGCGCCCAAACAAGACCGAAGATTTTATCGTTAGCCGCATCGCCTTTAATTCGGTTCATATCGAAGGCGGTCTCAACCCCCAAGCCAGTAGTGTATTTTGTCGAGGCGGTGTCAGCGATGTAAGCCTCCTCTTCAATCTCCGGGTTGTAATTCATAGTCAACGAGCTCACACCCTCGTTGATAAGTGACCACACCGGAGACGATGTCGTGCCCGTGTTAAGGTAGTGTTGTACCTTATGTCGCAAGATTTTTGCCATGTTTAATTCCTTTCATAGACTAAGCGGCAATTTATGCTGTAAACCGCCGTAGTTAATACTTCACTGGCTTCCAGTAGAAAGCCGTTAGATAGCGCCTCGATCCACAAGGCGGTGTTGCCAGTAGGCAACGAAGGGAGCGTGCCGGCTTCAGATTGTTCTCGCAGCCAGTCCGCAAAGTTCTCATAGAACCCGTTAGCTTGCAAGCGGTCTGCATCTTCAACGGTTGCGGCACGCATGTTCAATAAGAAATGACGCCCGTAGATACCACCGCTCACAATGTATTCTTCTATCTTTTCCAGTTCTGGCAGCATTACAACTGCGTACTCAGTCGGCTGTTCTCCCACAAACTCCACATACACACCGCCCGCAAGTGGGGTGTAAGTTTCCAGAAATTCTTTTATCCCTTGCGCAAAACTATTCACTTCAGCCATGCTGCTGACTCCTTGCGTATGCCTTCACGGAGCGCTTGAAGCTCTCGCCGTGTTCTGTCTTCCACCGCGAAAACCAAAGCCTGCCTCTCAGCCCGCCGGTACTTGACGTTCCAGGTGTGCGCCCGCCGTAGTATTGCGCCTTTGCGTAAGGCGCGAGGTAGCGGATAGTGCCAGAACCGATTACAGAGCCTAATTGCGCCGATTTAATCATCATGGACGTCCGCAAGGGGGTATAAGGCTCCATACCTTTCAGCACGCCGTTATCGATGAATATTTGAACGTTGCCAAATTTGTGCGTGTAAGCCTGACCAAAGCCAGGATTCCAGGTCAACTGTGCCTTGCCGCTGGGGGTTTGAACAATCTTGCCGCGCGGGGTGCTGATAGTCAGGTGACTTGCCGCCATTAGACGCCGCCTCTCAGTTCCCAGTGACGTAAAGCGAATGATCCGTAGTCTTTATTGTCCGCTTGCCTGATTTTGATGTAAGACGGATATTTAGCCATTAGAGCGCTTATCGTGAA